TGTTGAACAAGTCAGTGTATCCAGCTAGAGACATAGCAATATAACGCTGTCCGTCTTCTGGAATGTCAGCTGTACCCATTGTTTCAAACAATGTTAGTAAGTCAGCTTTTGCTAATGCGCCAGATGTGTCAGCGATTTGCGTTGAGTTTGCACCAGCATCCATAGCTGCTGTGATTAACTCGTCTGTTTTGCGGCCTAATGCAGCAGCAGCAGATTGAGCTACAACTTGACGCTCATTGATGTTGATCTTTAATTCGTCCAACTTATCAATGTATTCCGCTGCGTAGTAGTCAGCCATTGTGACTTCTACGTTAGTGTGCGCTAGTTCCATCGCTGTAACATCTCCGTTACGCGCTTTGGTTGACGCTGTGCCTGTTCCGATTTTCTGGAATCTTGCCACTGATGCAGATACATTTGTTGAACGTACTGTGTTGCGAAGCTTAGAACCCATGCGTTGATACGCCATGTGGACTTCAGTTTCGAACTGCTTAATAAAAGCTTGGTCGATTGTATTAGCCATTTTTCTTTCCTAAATATAAAGTTTCGGTTACTCGGGTATCCGTTCCTTCACATCGACAAGGGTATCCAAATGGGCCTTTCAGTGCATCACGGGCCGTGATGTTTCACTATAAGCACTTTTTTGTGGTGAAATGCAACGCACAAAATCAACATAATGATTAGAATTAAACTCAGTTACACCTATTGCTTCGAATCCTAGCCATGCTGCCCAGTCCAACATAAACTGGTGATCACTCAATATACGCATACACATTTCGTCCTGTGTTCTATCAAAAAATGTGACTAACATACGTGATCCACGCGCTATAGATGTAAAGTTTTTCTTAATATTCTTAGAAAACATTGCAAAAAACTGCGGTGTTTCTCTACCATCTTCGTACCAAAGGCCAGATATAGCAGTAAATACTTCACCTTCTTTGCGTACTAAATAACAATCAGAGTATTTCATCATCTCTTCAAT